CTTCTTACACCGCCCGAATCCCCAAAACCAGGTTTTTCACCTTTATTACATTCTAATCCAAAACCTTTAAAATAAGCATTTTCCTTTCCTTATTTACCTCCCTTAGAAATACCGAGATTCCCCGTCATCTGATCGAGCATCATAGCACTTTCTTCGTCTAGGATTAGATTTGCGGGCCATCGACCTTTTGATCCTTCCGAAAAATATCCTTCTTTTAATCCCAATTCATAAAGATTATTTCCCTTTCCCTTATGATTTCCATCTTTATGGGTTGTTCTAGGCACGGAATTAATTCTACACTCATCAATATTTAAACTTGGATTAGGACCGTCTTTTCTTGCCAAAATGATAGGTTCCCAAGCAGGCTTTAGACATCCTTTGCCTTTGGGAAACCCCGATCCATATATCCAGGAAATACAATCTCTGATCGTCCAGCCAGCATCTTCGATTGAGCAAGTTAAACGATGAAAAGTTCTAGTCCCCCCAAATGCTGCTAACCAAGATCCAGTCTTACAGATTCTAAGAGCTTCTTTCCAAACTTCTATAGTAGGTATTTCATTATCCCAGTCTTTACCCATAAAATTTAATGCATAGGGAGGGTCACAGACAATAAAATCAATGGAATTATCTTCCATCTTTCTCATTTCTTCAAGACAATCGCCGTGGATAATCATTCCGTGTTTAACTTTCTCTGTGCTTCATCTACCTTTTCAGGATCGAGAGCAAGCAAAACCATCTCGACAATTTTTCCAAGTTCTCCATGAGAAACAAACTGAGACCTATCTTTTTTAAGTTGTCTCAGTAAAATTAAAAGCTCTTTCATTTTCATTTTAATAGCGGAACTTTCGGTACTGCTGAAACGTTTGCGGTTGCGTCTGCTTTAATGTCAGGACTAGATGTTTGGGTCTCATCGACTAAGTCTTCGGCTGTTCCGTGAGTAGATATGTTTTGATAGCTTATCGAGCATGATGTGGTCGATGCAACAACAGCACCGATTGCGATGGCGCCCCAAACAATAAATAAAATCATAATTTTTTCCTTTTTTAAACGTCTTTTAGTAACTCGTCGACTAATTTATCAATATCGTCGTCATCGCAAGGGTGTTTTACCTCTTTCTTCTCAATTTTCGTTGAAGGTCTTTTTCCTGCTGGAACATGTTCTGGAAGGAAAACGAAAGCGATAAAAATCACTGTGATATATGTTACGACGACATAAAGCATTTATTTATTCTCCATCTTGTCTTTCAGCACTTTAGCCAATCCAGGAAATTTCTTGTTAATCTTTTTTAGAATATCAGCATGTTTTTCTGCGAATTCAAGGATTAGATAGGCTATCTCTTCGTAGTCGGTATGGATTGTCTTTTGCATGTGATAAGGATTTGACATAGCCAGATCAAGCTCAACGATATTCGAAAGCTGTGTGGCTATATCAACGAAAGTTTCGGTTGGAAGCATAGAAAGCACTTCTTTGACTTGATCTGAGCATTCGGGATTTTTAGGCATGATAAATATTTCCGTTCGGGGGTTTTCGCTATATTCTTTTTTAGCTTGAGCTTTGTATACCTGTCGATCATCTTCATAGACTACTCCGCTCAAAACATCCAAAATAAATTTCTCAACGTTGTCGTAATCTGGTTTTTTAGCATGATCTAGCAAGCCCCACGAGTTTAGATTTTCTAACCCTTTTGGGATGCTAAAATAAAAATTCATATGGATTTCAATAGAAATATCAGAAGGAAAAGGCAAATTCTTATATTGATGGACCTGGTCTAAAATTTGGAACTTACAAGCATGTTTCTGTGGTTTCTGAGGGTCATAAGTCCCAAACTTTGAGAAACGAGGACGATCTTTGGAAATAGGCTCGCCTGGAAGCGTTATTTTAATCATTTTCTTCTGGATCTTCAAGGTTTTTTAAAAATTCTTTGGCAAGAAAAATAGCAACATTTCGAGTCATTCTAATATCTCCAATTTCTTCACCATCTTCATCATATTGTCTAAGAATTAAAACTTCTCCGTCTTCCCATTCCTCCCAAGTAATGCATGATTTTTTTTCTATTTGCTCATTCATAAGTTATTCCGAGTTATATCCACTTATAGCTGTTTTCTGCTATAACTGTGTATAGGACACCAAAAGTTTTGCTGAACCATTTTTGTCGTGAACCCTGATTTAAATTTCCATCTTCCGAAAATCGTCCTATATGCCAAGTAATAGTGTTCCTCGTGGAAGTGGCATTTTACATAAACCCATTTCCAAATTCTTGGCTTTTTTACCCTAACATTTATCCAATTCATTCGAATCCTGATGATTCTTTAACTTTTTTTTCGCCTTTATAACTGCGATTTTACATAAGTCACATGAGCAAAGCTGTAGTCTTTGGATATAGTTATTAAATTTGCTTATGGACCAAGGGTTTCCGTCGAAGTCAACTGGCCAAGGATCGTCTATTCCCACTTACCGCCCCGACACTTAGGATTTTGGCATTGAAGATCTAGATCTAACGGTATTCTTTCGCGTTTTGAGCCCTCTACAAAAAAAGTTTTAGAGTATCTTTTATCTTCCGGAACAATGTAGAACTTATCAGGATAAAGTTTTCCAAATTCAGAAAAGTATTCATCCATGTAACCAAATTCACCATTATTTACAAATTCCTCAAATTCTTTAATAAGCCCAGCATCGATTACAGCCTGAAGAGCGATCTCCAATTCAGATTTATCCATTGCTCTTTTTATGTAATCGGGAACGCTTCCTAAAAGCTCATTATCTTCCATTTAAGCCCTCGTCACAGTTTAACCTATCTTGTGTCGGGTTGATGTCGTTTGACGCGTTGCGGCTCATTTCTGTAGGTTTTACGATAGGTTCTTCAACTTCACCAGTTGCACACCACAAAAACTCCAACTGTTCTTTCAAGCTCTTATTCATCCCAACTCATAAGCTCCGTTAATCTAGCTATACAAAACCCAATCACAACTCCGATGCAAGTCCCCATCCAAAAATCACTCGTCATCGTCATTCTTCCTGACATACAAGCAAAATTTCGGGATCTCAATACCCATGCTTTTCAGTCTTTCAAGAAACTCATCTGTATATTTAACTCGTTCTCTTTCAATCGTTTGTGTAGTCATATTTTACTCCTTTATCGAATAAAATGCAAATAAATTCCAAAGTTTTTTTGGAAAGAATTTTTATATACCACGTGAGAGAATTTCATGCTATGGCCTGCTTAATTTCATCGATCCAACTTTCGAGTTGCTCGGAAAAATCGTGCGACTGAAGATCTATGAGTCTCCAAGATCTATTGCTTTTGACCATGATCAAGGTCGACGAGTCATTGACCAGCATGTTAAATCCCCTATCGAAATGAGACTCCCAAAGGGCCTTAGCTTTTATCGCCTTAAATCGATTGTTTGTCTCGTAGCAATGCATTCCTGCTCCATATTTGTGTCATGTTAAAGTTGCACCAAATCTGTAACAACGTTGTTAATTTCAGCCGATCGGCTTTATCAGCAGTTTTTCTAAGAGTTTATCTAAATCGCATTTAAAAGTTTTAGACTTAAAGTAGACGGTATAGGGCTGAGGAGCATAATAATCAACGGGCAAAAATCCTATGCCTAAATCATCTTTGATGCATTCATATTCTCCTCCTTTCCCTTCATAAAGGCTTCCGTTTTTGAAAGCTTTAATTAAATCTTCTTTGGAAGTGCTTTGATTGGGTTTACAAGCGTTATTCCTAAAGTGTTTAATGACCGCCTTTTCTGTGTAAGAAGTTCCAGACTCATCAAGCTTTTTCATCCATTGCCTGGCGGCTGCATCACACTCCGAATAGTCTTTTTCTTCGATAGAAGAAGAAACAACAACGGGCGCTTTAGCGACCTTTTTCTGTTGTTGTTTTTCTTTTAAGAAAGAAGATTTGTTTTGTGCCTCGGTTGAAACCCCCGGGTCTGAACCGAGGGGTCCCCTCGGTTCAGCCGAGGGGTATGAATTATTTGAATCTTCTTCTACAATCAATTCGTAAAAGGTCTGTTGTTTGCCATTTGGCCCAATTACTTCTTTTAAGATTAGACCTTTTTTCTGAAGAGATTTAGTAGCTTTTATGACAGTTTCTTCCATCATTCCGGTCTTCTTTGCAAGCATGGAAATGCTGATATAATCACGTGTTTTATGCCATCCAAAGGTCTTTCTTAGAATGATAAGCAGAACCTTTAATTCTGATTCGCATAATTTTGGAAGCCAATGATCGAAAAGATCATTAGGGGTTTGTGTGAAAGTTGGGGCAGCAATATGCATAGGATTTTCCTTGTTTTTTTGTTGTTGCGAAAAAAACCTGGAAACCCATAATATGTGAACTAGAATATCGTTCGTCAGATCTTTGTTTAGGTCTCCAGAAAAGGGCAGCTTCGCAGGCTGCCCTTTCTATTTCTATAAGTCTCATGTAATTTCCTGCGGATGTGTCTTGCGGTAGCCTTTCAGCATAAAATCTGCAAACCCGTCCACATCTAAAAGACCGACAGGCTTGCTTAATAAAATCTCTCTAAACCATTCTTCCTCAGGTGTATCAACGAAAAGCATGTTGTCAATTTCACGTCGACGCCACATGTCGATTTCTCTTTTGGCTTTCTCTAACATTTCTTTATCGTAAATAAGTTTCATAAGTCCCTAAGGAAAAGCTCCTTTTTACCTTTTTTCAAAATGCGCTGCAAGTCTTTTCTTGCAAAAAATCCTTTCAACAAATAATTTGAAGGAGGAAAGGTAGTCAAGCATCCCTTTCCTCCTTTGAATTTTGTTTTTAAAGATAAGACTGAGCCTCGGTTCCTAGATCCGGGGCTCTTTTTCTTTTGCAATCTTTTAGTTTTTTCCCTTTTCTTCCATTAGACCCCTTTTTAGGTTTGGATACTGCCGAATGATTTTTAATCAACTCAAAGAATTTTTTAGGATCAACTAAAACCCTTGATCCGACATGAAAAAAAGCCTCTTTCAAACCATTACTTTCTCTTCTGAAAATGTAGGAATGGATAGCACTTTTTGTAGGCCAAGAGTATCTTTCACAAAATTGAGTTATTGTCATGAGAGGTGGGAATTCATCACTACTTTTCATTACGCTCCTCCATTCTTCATCAAAAACTGAGCTTTCAACTCCAAATTCTTAACCGCTAATGGGTTGACAAGGTCTTTACAGGTAACTTTACCTTCAGTCAATTCCTCAATTCTGACAGCCGTGCTTAGGTGTATATCCCCTTTACCTTGAACGATATTCGTCATCGTTGGGTAAGAAACACCCAGTTTTTTGCTAAATTCGTTTTTGTTAACGCACATATCTCTCATGTATTTTTCGAGCTTCATCTCGTGTTTTCCTAATTTATTTTGTTTTTTTCACAAATCGCTTGCATAAATTCTGCAAATTCGTTATGTTAGATTCATAAACACGATAACAAAAAAGCTCGAAACGAGCAAGGAGAAAAATATGGATGACATCAAAACACTAATCGAGGGCCTTCAAAGCTTAGTCAGTAAAGCTGATGAAGTTTCTAAGCTAAAAGAAATACAAAAAAAGCAATACTGTGAGATCGCTATTGCCCGAGCGTATCTAGATCGTAGACTAAACCAGATCGAAAGAATAGCGAGGGCTGCATGAGCTATGTCAAGCAGATTTACATGGACGATCTCCATATCGATGATGAGATCATATACACGGATGAGGAACTTGAGGGCATCTATAAAGATCATCAAGAAAAAGTGGCCAAAAGGAATGAGTTTAACATGTGGTGCAAGGAGTATCTAAAATGAGTTTCTATTTAGACGAAGAAGATTACGCAGAAATGTCCCAGGCTTATGAAAGAGGCACAGAGTGTGATGAGGAAGAAGAGCTGCATAGAAAGTTAAGAATAGCGGATCAACAAGAGGCAATTGCTTCATGGCACTATTAAAAGAACCCCTTAGCCCTGTGCTAGGGGGCTCCAGACTTAACACTTAGTACACGTAATGCGATTTGGATAGTAAGAAAAACAAAAAAATAAATCAAGAGGGAAAAATGACTAACACATTTAAAGATGAAGATCTTCAGGACGTATATTTACAATATGGACACGTTTTAAATTGGAATACTGAAATGTTAAATGACCTTTCTTCGGATATAAGAGCCTTAGATAAATTACTTAGTGGTCATGTTTCAAAAGAAATCGTTCTCCTTCAAGTAGCAGAAGGGAAAAGACTTTTATGGAGAGGTCAAGGCGTAGAGTTCTCAACTTCAACGATTGGGAAAAAACTTATAGAATGTCCTAAAGAAATCAGGATAATGTGCAAGCCTTATCTTGCACAATTTTTAAAACTTTGCATAGAAAAAACAGGAGAAATTTAAAATGACCGTAGCAATCAAACAAAAAAATGAGATCACCGCATTCTCACCAGAGCAAAATGAGCTAATTAAGAAGCAACTTTGCAAAAACATAACGGATGATGAGTTACATTTATTCGCGGCTGTATGTAAAAAGACAGGACTTGATCCTTTCATGAAGCAGATTTATGCCGTCAAGCGTAAAGACCAGATGACAATACAAACGTCAATCGATGGTTATAGGCTAATTGCTGAGCGTACAGGACGTTATGCACCTGGAAGGGAGTCAACATTCGTTTACAAGAACGATCGCGTCTTTAGCGCCACTTCTTACGTTAAAAAACAAACCAAAGATGGTACTTGGCACGAAGTTTCTGTTTCCGCTCACTTTGATGAGTATAAGCCTACTTACCCGAACCAGTTTTGGGATACTAAGCCTCATGTTATGTTAGCTAAATGCGCCGAGGCTTTAGCTTTAAGAAAAGCATTCCCTAATGAGCTAAGCGGATTATACACGACTGAAGAAATGGATCAAGCGCAGAATACGCAAGTTAAAACTCCAATGATCGTAAGTGAAGAGCAAGCGCAAGAGCTTCAAGATCTTTTGGATAAATGTTCTTCAGAGAACCAAGAAAAGATGAACGCCTATCTACAAGGAAAAGGAATCAATAGCTTTTATCAGCTTCCTTTGGAATGCTACGCTCCAATTAAGAAAAGTTTGACCACTAAGAGTGAAGAACATCAAAACTTTATGACAAAGGCGGAATAGATGGAAATACAAGTCGAGCAGAGGAGCGCGGAATGGCACGAAATCAGAAAAAAACACTTGGGAGGATCAGACATAGCCCCAATTTTGGGGATTAGTCCCTGGAAATCAGCGTTAGACGTTTTTAATGAGAAGATTTCGCCGTATGTTGAAGAAGCACCTAAAAACCCATGGATGCAAAGAGGGATTGATCTTGAGCCGGAAGCGTTAAGAGCGTTCGAAGCAGAAACAGGATATCTCATGTCGCCTAAAGTTATGATAAGTGATTTAACCTCGTTTGCTATGGCTTCTTTCGATGGTTTCGAAATAGACGGTAAATGTGCCGTTGAGATTAAATGCAGTGGGCAGAAAGCTCACCTGCAAGCAATTCATGGTGAAATTCCAAAATACTATATCGCCCAAATGCAACACCAAATGTACGTGGCAGAGTTAGAAGAAATCTATTTTTGTAGCTATAGGCCTGAATATGAACCTAAGCCGCTGTACTTTGAGATTGTAAAACGAGATGAAGAATTCATCGAAGACATGCTTAAAAAAGAAACGGATTTTTATTTCGATCACATGCTAAGAGGTGTTCCCCCAAATAATCCAAAGGCTTTAAAATCAATAGAATCTGACGTTTGGAAGCTTCTAACGGAAGAATACAAGACATGTGATCAAGTGGAAAAACGTTCGGCTAAGCGTAAGGAAGAAATACGAGATTACTTAGTGCAAATATCACAGGAAGAAAATGCAACGGGTAATGGAATTATCTTGACAAAAGTAGAAAAGAAAGGTATTATAGACTACAAAAATATTCCTATTTTAAAAACTATTGACCTTGAAGAATATAGAAAACCTGGAACGACCTATTGGCAGGTGAAGGAGTCGACTGATGAATAATGAAAAATGTAACAATAAGTATCCTATTCCTATTACCTCGGATATCCCTTCAGAGATTAAGATAACTTGGAATTGGATTAAAACAAGTGAACGTTTTCCTACAAGAGAAGAGCAAGACCAAGGTGTTTTGGTTTACTTCAATGATGAATCGAAATTAATGGGAATCCAGCCTAAAGGCACTTATATTGGCCCCTGCGATCCTTATCCATATTTGGGGCCTAGCCATTGGATGAAAGCTCCTGAACCGCCAAAGGATGAATGATGGCATTAGCCCCACAATTTGACCTATTTGAAGACATAGCCATTACCGAGCTCAAGGAAGATATGGCTAAGCTTAAGGAATCCCATCGCGCTACGCAAAAGTGCATCTTTGGGAAAAACAAAGATATCGAGATGCAAGTTCAGATCTGCAGGGACTTTATGGAGGTTTTTGGCACTTCTTTGGTTGAACTGCTAAAAAGAGTTGAGAAGCTAGAGGGATCCAATGAAACCTGAAACCCCATATCATATCACACCTAATTTTTTCCCAAGAGAATTTAACGAATTAACTAAAGTCGAAGGACCTGTTTACAGGCATTTAGAGCAATTATGGGATGAGATTAAGAGACTTAAGGAAAGGGTTGAGAAGTTGGAGGGATCCAATGGATAAAATCTGCGTATTTTGTGGAGAAGAAATAAATCTTGAGCGAGTTAACTTCAATAATAACGATGAGATAAGGGCTTTCACATTTATGAATCACAATGAGTCATCTCATATTGAATGCTATATAAAAAAGTGTTTTGAGGAATTCCATAAGGAAAAGAAATGAGTGAAACAGACTATCTATATGAAAAAGAAAAATGGATAAAAGATGAATCTATCACCGTTAAAGAACTAATTGAAATTCTTAAAGAATATCCAGAAGATATGAAGATAATGACCACATGGGAATCTACACTTCATAGTCTTACAAGAGATAATATCTATGAATCTAAAACAGGATCCTTGTACATTGATGCTGACGAAAACTTTTATAAAACTAGCTTTGAGAGATTGAAATGACCTATCACAATAGATTACTAACCACCCCCTGCTATCTAAACCATGTCGAATCCCCTTTTTGGAGCCTTGTCGCCCATGATGCAGCCTATAAACTCGGGGAAGGTTGCAGCCATTCGAACTATCTGCTTAAATCAGTATCGTGCATAAAATCTAACGGTCATTTCCGGTGCATAGTAACATGCATGAAATGCGGTTATCTCTACAATTCGACAGGAAAAGCAATGTCAAATATGATAGGGTATTTTGGATTCTGAAATGGATGGCCTTGAACTTTCAAGATTGAACTCCGCGGTAATGAGACAAAATGAAGACTTTATTATTGAATCTCTCTTAAATGAAAAGGATGATATGTTTACTTACCAGACTCCAATTTCTCACAAAAAGTGGTTTCTAACTTTACGTGAGGAACTTGTGGACTTAAATAGTTTCACTGCAATAAGAATTCAAGAAAATGGAAATGTTGAATCTAAAAACAAGTTTTTAGTTGCTTCAGATACATTCGATCTTTTGGGTGAATTTGAGACAGTTCAAGATGCAAAAGAATACATAAAAAAGGTGCATTTATTTCTAGTTGGACAATAATTCGAAAATGAGTTATATATTAATTTGAAGCTAGAGTTTCCGCATCTCTTATGCGTAAAAGCACTCTCTATTGTGGTTGTAGGGTTTGCATAGACGGTACCCGTACGTAAATCGGATGAGCCGGTTGCATTTAGTAACCGGCTCGAATTTACTTTTTCTTAAGATCTTTTCTAAGCTTTTTATCATCTTTGATCATTTCCTTAGACTCTTTAATGTCCTCAGAAAGATGTTTCATGACTTTAGATTTTTTCATATTTGCTTTTTTCTTATGTGACATACCTTATCCTTTTCTTTTTGCTTTTGCGGCTGTTGGGATGCGTGCGCCTGCTTTTCTGGCTATAGAGAAAGAAATTGCAGCGGCTTGAGCGGGCTTTTTGCCAGCCCTGATCTCTGTAGCTATATTCTTAGAAATACTTTTTTTGCTCTTGCCTTTAACTAGTGGCATTTGATATCCTTTTTTTTTGAGAGCCCCTCTTTTTTCTCTGAAATAAAAAACCAAGACGAATTCTGAGGGCTCTCTTTTTCATGCATAGGTTAATTGTAACGAAACACTCGTCGGGTTAGTCGTCCATGCTGGCCCTGTAAAACCAATTGAAATAAAATCTCCAGCAACTAATGAAATACTCAGCGCAGTATTATTAAAAGTGTTTATTGCCGATGTAAGCTGCAAAGTCGTGGTTATATTGGTATTCGATGTGTCATTCTTTCTAATAAAAAGCGTGCAGTTTTGAGCAGAGCCTAACGTACCATCAACAGAAATGGCTCCGTAAACTTTTGTAAGAGTAAAAGCCGTAGTTACATAAATTCTAGCCATTACATTAGATGAAGTACTAGTATTAACAAATGATTGTAAAGACACCATATAATAAGTTGTTGAATCTAATGGATCGCCTATAGTTGCGGCAGTAAAAAGACATGATCCTGTATTAGAAGACGCTCCAGGAGCACTTGAAGACCAGTTAGTACCATCACTTGTTAGAACATTTCCCGAGGTGCCTGCAGTATCTGGGTAAGTTGCCGTGCTTGCAACCCAATTAGTGCCGTCTGCGCGCAGGATTTTTCCTGTTCCTGTTGCTGTACTGGGATAGGTTGCTGTACTAAAAGCATTTGCAGTCCCTATTCCTTGGCCTTGCAAAACTTTTCCTGAAGCTGCCGTAGGTTCATCGCAACCATTATTCGTAACCATTAGCTACTCCATGCTATTGAAAATGAAACGCCCGTTGGATTTGTTGCCCAAGTAGGCCCGGTAAATCCAAAACAAAAAAAGTCCCCTGCTGACAAAGCCAACCCAATTCCTGTAATGCTGAAATTATTCGTTGCTGCACTAAATTTCAATGTAGTTAAAATATTTGTATTTGTTGTGTCGTTGACACGTATTAAAAAGGTTACATTTTCGTTTGACCCAAGAGTGCCAGAAACTCCAACTGTTCCATAGACCTTATTTAAGGTCATTGCTTTTGTTACAAAAGTTCTCTGTCTGATTGCTGTAGCTGTGGGATTTGTTCCTTGACCATTTATCAGGAAATTTGTTGACCCGTCGGTAGGATTGAATTCAGTTGTAATCATTGTTCCAAATGGAGAGCCAGAAGCTGCCGGTGCTGATGATGACCAGTTAGTTCCATCACTGGTAAGAACGTTTCCGCTTGTTCCCGCAGTATCTGGGTATGTGGCTGTTGAGGCTACCCAGTTCGTTCCGTCGGCACGCAAAATTTTTCCTGTTCCTGTTGCTGTCGAAGGATATGTGGCCGTGCTATAGTTAGAAGCTGTGCCAATTCCTTGCCCTTGGAGGATTTTACCGCTTGCCGCTGTACTTTCATCGCAATTATTATTTGTAACCATTAGCTACTCCAGGATATTGATGCTGTTACAGTTGTAGGATTTGTTCCCCACGCAGGCCCTGTAAAACCAAAACTTATATAATCTCCAGCAACTAATGACAAACCAAGAGATGTGGCATTAAATGAAACAAATGTAGAAGTAAGTTGTAAGGTCGTGGTTATATTGGTATTCGATGTGTTGTTTTTACGAATAAAAAAAGTGCAATTTTCATTTGATCCAAGGGTGCCTCCTACTCCAAAAGCTCCATAAACAGTATTTAATGTGTATGCAGAAGCCACATATATTCGTGTCCCTGAAACAGCTGTGGTAAAAGTAGTAAATGCCCTCCCAGGAGATAAATAATATGTTGTTGAATCTGCGGGGTTTCCTGATTGAGCATAAAACCACCAGTTAAATCCATTTCCTCCCGCTGGTGCGCTAGAAGACCAATTCGTACCATCTGAAGTCAAAACGTTACCGCTCGATCCTGCTGTATCAGGGTAAGTCGCTGTGCTGGCTACCCAATTAGTGCCATCGGCCCTTAGAATATTTCCTGTTCCTGTAGCCGTCGAGGGGTAAGTAGCGGTGGATAAATTGCAAGCCGTTCCAATTCCTTGCGCCTGCATTACCTTTCCAGATGCTCCGGTGGGCTGATTTTTGCTATTATTCGTAACCATTATGTAAACGTCCAGTTTCCAATCATTGATACGGCCATAAAGAATCCTTGAGTAGCATCAAATCTAAGCGTGATACTATCTCCTATTGCGGTAGAAACTAATGTTCCCGCTGCTGAGCTTAACTGAGCCCCAATTCTAAATTTCTGTGTTCCGACAGCCTGAAGAGTAAGAACGTTCGCTGTTGTACATACATAAATGAAAAGATCACCATCGGCCAATCCAGCAGATGCAGGCATAGTCCTTGTTGCTGTAGCAGTAACAATCTCTCCAGTATTTAAAGCACTTGTTCCACTTCCGCCAACTTGGGAAAAGGGAGGGCTTTTAATGGTTATTGTAGAGCCTGATCCACTTGTTTTGCTTCCTGAAAGCCCAAGAATATTAAAATTCCCTGCCGTCGGACTTAATGCCCCCCCGCTATCCCCTGTCAATGTCTGAGCTACAACACTTCCGCTTGCTGCGATGCTAATTGAATTGCTTCCATTTGTGATAGTGATACCAGTTCCAGCAGTCAAAGTAGCTGCTGCGGGAACTCCCGCCGTTGAACCTATGATTAATTGTCCATCAGTTGCTAAAGCGGTTAAAACCGGTATTCCGGTGGCTCCTGTAGTTAAGACAGCTCTGTTTGCCGTCGCAAGACCCGAGACAACGTTTGTTGAGCTTGAATAGAGTATTTGCGAAACGGTGGTCGTGCTAGGATACGTCGCAGTGCTAAAAGCAGGATCTGCTGCTGCTCCTGCGCTTTGCAATACTTGTCCCGCTGTAGCCGTTGGCCCTACTTTAGTGATAGTCGATGTTCCTGCCCCTACTAAAACGGCGTGATTTGTCAATCCCGTCAATGCAGTCGTAACAGTCGCTCCACTACCTGTAGTTGTAATGCTTCCAGAACCAGCTAAAGTAAGAGCATTTGCTGCGGGTGTTGCCATTCCCGAGTCGGTTGGAAATGACAAAGGTGTTGATGATCCTGCTGAAATAGTGGGATTTCCCGAAACTCCATCGCCATTAGAAATACTTACACCGCTTCCGGCTGTTAGCGTTCTAGTTGTCCAAGTGCTCGTAGCCGTTCTTGTTGCTAATCCTGTAGTTGATAGACCTTCAACTGCCGCAAGATCATCTGCAAGAGCAAGAGTTGGATTACCTGTGACACCATTACCATTTGATATAGTTATTCCAGCTGCGGGAGGAGCTATAGTTCTTCCTAAAAATACTCCGGCTCCATCATATGAGGCAAGTCCAACATCTTGTAAATTTATCGCATTTTTCGTCGCCATTATTTCCTCATACTATTGTTAGGTTTCCTGTTGGAGCGGGAACTGCCATCCAAGTAGCATCATTAGAACAGCAGACAAGAAATATAGAATCCCCTATAAAAATTGATTCCACATATCCAGCTGCTCCAAGAGTTGTGGAGGAATTTCCTATCAGGATTTGCTGGCCTGCTCCTTGAGTTATGCGGAACTTATTTCCACCCAAATCTGCAACAGCGAATATATCCCCTACAACAGATGTCGCAGGCAATGAAAGATCTACTCGCGATCCTCCATTTGTGAAATATCCAGTTTGTGTAACTGCTGGTTGTGAAGATGCGATTACAAACCACATGAAAAATGGATTTGAAGAGGAGATTGTTAAAGTATTTGTTCCAGGAGTCCCAGTGACAGTAATAGAACCACCACCAACAACATTAACATTTGATGAGCCATCAGGTCCGACAGCACCCCCAACATCTCCTGTCAAGGTCTGAATTCCAGATCCTCCACCACCCCCACCACTTCCTAATGATCCAGCTTGTGACATTTATTGTCCTTTTTCGTAAATTCCTTCCAAATACACCGAGCCTGAAGTGGGTATACTGGAATACTTTATTAAAAACTGAGTTCCTCTTGACATCATCATCCCAACAGAAGAGCTTTGATTTGAATTTGTTGTTATGTCAAATAATGTAAAAGAATTTGCCGGGACAAACATGTTGTCATTGATCCCATCAAATGAGATCAGCATGTTTCCATTAGTTGCATTTGTGAGCTTCCATTCTCTCCAATTATGAGAGATGGCCGTACCTAACGGCTGATAAATAGCCGTTATGGAGGCAAATCCCAATGTCCTTAACGAATCGAATCTAGCTTCTGTCATTTTATCCTACTCAGTTGGAGGTTCTTCTTTAGCGGCTTCGGATTTAGACCTAGCCTCTTCATCTTGCATTCTTTGCACTGCAAATGATCTCAAAGCACATGCATAATCGTAGACTTTTCCCATAGGACAATCTGAATTAGCAACTAAAGAGCACTCTTCGATTCCTGGAAACCTGACTTCTACTTTATTTTTGAATTCCATTTATCATCCTTATATTTAAATTTAATCCGTTCCAGATCATGCCTGAAACGGATTCTTAATTCAAATATTTTCTAGGTCTGTCTCACAATAACATAGTCGAATGTTGAAACGTCTGTTACTGCCGCAGCTCCTGTAGTTGAATATGATGCAATCGTAAAGGAAGCTCCAGCACTTATTGTAGTTATAGGGAATCCTAAAGCAGGTGAAGCATTTAAGGCAGATCTAGTAACAAAGATTCTATCCCCCGCTGCTATATTAGTATTAGCCACTGTGACAGTACCTGCAACTAGAGTTGCTCTACCAATAAAGTCAGTTACTGCACCACCGTTCATGCTAATTTTAGTAGCTACCGCGGTTAAGTTGACATCACCAGTTAGATTAACCCCACCTGATCCCGCTTGGATAGTAGTTGCTGAGGTTGTGCTAGTAGATCCAATGGTAACAGCGTTTGCACCTGCACCAGTTGCAATATTGACTGTCTTGCCCCCTGTGGAGTTAGCTACGTTAATTGTCTGTGCGCCAGTACCACCAGCAATTGTCATTGTTCCTGTTTGAGCACCTGATCCACCAATTGCTATTGTGCCCCCTGTCATTGCATCGCCAATAGAAACCGAACCTGCTGTCTGAGTGTTTCCTATTGAAATAACGTTTGCTCCTGTTCCACCAATGCTTATGGTTTTTACTACGGCAGCACCTGTTCCTATATTTACAGTTGTAGCTGAAGCATCTGAACTTATGCTTAAAGCGCCTGTGCCAGTATTTAAAGCAAATGTAGCATTGGCTGTAGTTATAGACGAAGCCCCCGAACCCGCAGCCATAACAAGTGCTGTGGCGCCAGTAGCATTTCCTATGGTGATGGTCTTTGCAGCAGCATCGGCACCAATGTTTATGGAGCCTGTGCCAGTTACTAAAGACCATGATCCGTTTGTTGTTGTCCATAAATTAGCGCCTGAGCCGCTATTATGAACGATATTAGTAGCACCAGTCACGTTACCAATTGTTATTGTATGGGCTGCTGCATCTGTACCAAGGTTAATAGCTCCAGTTCCTGTTGCAAGAGCAAATGCCCCGTTAGTAGTAGTCCATGTTGAACCACCTGTTCCAGTATTAACGTTAACGGCGGTAGCTCCTGTAACGTTTCCGATTGTAATGGTATGCGCTATAGCATTTGTACCAACGTTTAGGGCTCCTGTACCAGCATTTAATGAGATTGCTGTTGCTCCTGTGCTATTTCCAAGTGTAATTGTATGAGCCGCTGCGTCAGTACCAATATTTATTGCACCTGTACCCGATACTAATGCTAAAGTTGCATTTGTAGTTGTCCAAGTTGAGCCGCCAGTCCCTGCATTGATATTTACTGCTGTAGCGCCTGTGACGTTACCAATCGTAACAGTATGGGCAACA